ATTTATACCGGCGGCACATCAGGCACATTGAACGTCAATAACGTATGGGCTAACGGTGCTGATGAAATAACTGGCCTAGCAGCGCACAACGGCTTTTTGTTTATCTTTGGCAAGCGCCAGATTTTGGTTTACCAAGGTGCGACAACACCTAGCACAATGTCGTTGTACGACACCGTGGTTGGTATCGGTTGCCAATACCGTGATTCGATTCAAAGCACGAACACCGATGTCGTATTTTTGTCCAACAGCGGTGTGCGCTCAGTTCTTAGAACCATTCAGGAAAAGTCAGCACCATTTCGTGACTTGAGTAAGAATGTTCGTAATGACTTGATGCAGTTGGTGGCAGGTGAAACACCGGCAAATATTAAAGGCGTTTATTCAGAAATAGACGCATTCTACTTATTGACGTTCCCAACGGCGGGTCAAGTGTATGTGTTTGACACGCGAAATGTTATGCAGGATGGATCAGCGCGGGTAACTACGTGGAACGACATTAAACCAACGGCAATGTATGCGTTACGCAATGGCGACCTATTGATTGGTAAGAATGGTTACGTTGGTAAATACGGCGGGTATCTTGATGACACTAGCACGTATCGAATGCAGTATTACACCAATCATGCCGACTTAGGTGATGTTGCTGTTACGTCGATTGTTAAGCGCATATCCATTGTCGCTATTGGCGGTTCAGATCAAGTGGTAACCATTAAATGGGGTTACGATTTTTCTGAGAATTATTTGTCTCAGAACGTATCTGTTCCAACCCAAGGCATTTCTGAATATGGCGTTGCTGAGTATGGCGCTAATGGCGTTCCTGTTGCGCAGTATGCTGGTGGCATTGTGATTCAAAATTTGTTTTCTCAGGCAACTGGCTCTGGTAAAGTTTTTCAGACAGGCTATGAAGCAGAGGTGAATGGCTTTGAATTATCTATTCAAAAGATTGAAATTTTGGCCAAAAAAGGCCGTATAAATTAAGGGGCGGCAATGTCTGACTATACCAAATCGACCGACTTTGCATCTAAGGACGCGCTGCCATCGGGCAATGCGGCCAAGATTGTTAAGGGTACTGAGATTGACACAGAATTTAATAACATCGCGGTTGCTGTTGCGACTAAGGCTGACTTAGCCTCACCAGGCTTTTCTGGCAGCCCAACAGCACCAACGCAATCAACTGGTGACAATACGTCTAAGTTGGCTACAACAGGATTTGTGCAAGCTGCATTAAGCGCTTTGTATCCTGTTGGATCGATCTATACCAATGCGGCGGTTAGCACCAATCCTGCGACGTTGCTAGGGTTTGGTACATGGTCAGCGTTTGGCGCTGGTCGTGTCATGGTTGGTCTTGATGCAGGAAATGCAGCGTTTGATACAGCGCAAGAAACTGGTGGTTCGGCTGACGCTATTGTCGTTAGCCATAGCCACACGGCAACATCAAGCGTTAGCGACCCTGGCCACAACCACACAATAGGATTTCAAAATAACACCATCGATCAAAATGCTGGATCATCAGCTCTTGCTAGACAAGGCACATCAAACACAAGCACCGCAAGCACAGGTATTAGCGTTAGCACCAGTATTAGCACAACAGGCTCAAGCGGAACAAATGCAAACTTGCCACCGTATATTGTTGTTTATATGTGGCGTCGTACAGCATGAGCGCAGTATTGGAAGATGTTGGCGGTGAGATTACTCACCACTTTTCGGATGGTTTGTATGCCAAAGAAGCATTCGTTCCTGCTGGCACGGCCATATTGAAGCATACGCATGACTTTAGCCATCTATCTATTTTGGCTAAAGGTCGTGTAGCGGTTATGAAAGGCGACGTCATTGAAATTATTGACGCGCCAGCATGTATAAATATTGAAGCAAACGTAGTTCATGGAATTAAGGCCATGAGCGATTGTGTATGGTTTTGTATCCATGCGACGGATGAGAAAGACTCAGCCAAAGTGGATGACGTTTTAATTAGAGGGGAATAGTATGCCAATTGTTGCCGCAGGAGTAATGGGCGGGTTGAATATAGTTGGCGGAATGATGGCCGCCGACTCTGCTTCAGATGCCGCACGAAGATCAGCAAAAGCGCAAATAGAAGCCGCACGAATCGCCGCTGAAGAAGCGCGATTCCGGCCTGTTGGCGTTACGACGCGATTTGGTACAAGCCAATTTGGTACAGATGCTAGTGGTCGCGTAAGTAGCGCTGGGTATACGCTATCGCCAGAACTAAAAGCCTATCAAGATCGTTTGATGGCGTTAAGCGGTCAAGGATTGACGCAAGCCGAAGCAGCGCAAGGGATGTATCAGCCGCTAACTGGTGCGGCTACTGGCCTGTTTAATTTAGGTGGTCAATACCTAGCGCAGTCTCCTGAAGCAGTTGCGGCTCAGTATATGCAAAGCCAACAAGACTTATTGGCACCAAGTCGTGAGCGCCAATATGCGGAATTACAAAATCGATTGTTTAATACTGGTCGCGGCGGTTTGTCAGTTGGCGCAACAGGTATTCGTCCAGGTGGCGGCGTAGGTCTTTCCGCAAGTAATCCAGAACTAGAGGCTTACTACAACGCTATAGCTCAACAAGACGCTGCATTAGCTTCCCAAGCACAACAAGCAGGTCAACAACAGGTAGCTTTTGGGACAGGTTTGTTTGGCCAAGGTGCTGGATTGTTGGGTCAGTATCAAGCAGGTCAAGTAGGCGCTTTAAATCCATTTAGCACTTATATTGGCGGCGCAAGTACATTGGAAAGTTTAGGTCAGCAACCGTTAGAGTTGGGCGCTAATATTGGCGGTAGAAATGTTAATACAACAGGCGCAAATGCTTTGTTGGAGGGTGGAATTAACGCCGCAAGAACTATGCAGCAAGCTAATGCCTACAACCCATATAGCGCAGCGATACAAGGTTTTGCAAGTAATCCTTATGTTCAACAAGGCGCACGCAGCTTGTTTGGTGGAGGAAGTTCACCAACTGGTTCATATGATCTTTCATCAGTTCAGCCATCAAGAACATACGCTCCATCCCCAATGACTTCACCAGATATGTACCGTCGCAGCGCGTTTGATTATTACCCTGGCGGTGATTACGCTGGCGCAATATAAAACATAAAGGACAATAATCATGGCAAGCGAAATTTTAGGTTTGTTTACATCGCCGGAGCAATACCGAGCGATGCAAGACCAACAAACACAAAGAGAAGCGATTCAATACGCTGGCCTTACGCCGTTTCAACGTGCTGACGTTAGTTTATATAGTGGTGGCAAACAACTTGGCCAAGCTGTTGGCGGTTTGTTTGGCATGGAAGACCCACAATTGCGCAAAATATCAATGCGCCAACAAATGCTGACCGGTGCTGGTGGTAATCCACGTATCAATTTGAATGACCCAGGCTCTATGCTTCGTGCGGCTAATTTAGCGCAGGAGCAAGGCGATCCAGAGTTTGCTCAATACCTTATTGGTGCAGCCAACGATCTAGCCAAGAACATAGCTGATATGCGTTCAAAATCAGCTACCGCTGCCAAAACTGAATTGAGCATTGCTCAAGAGGAAAAGTTGCGCGAAGAGCTTGGCAACCTTGGCCCAACGCCAACTAATGAACAAGTGTTGGCGGTTGTGTCTAAATATGGTTCACCTGAAAAAATCATGGGTGTGTTGCAAGCTACTCAAACGGCGCAAGCTAATAGAGAAGCGCGCAAAGAAGAAACACAATTAAAAATTGAAAGCAAAAAAGAAGATTTGCAAGCAAAGATTGCTGCTGATGCTCAAGCGCGTCAGGAAAAATACGATCAAGATTTAAAAGCTCTTGAGTTGCGATTTGCAGATAAAAAAGAAACTCAAAGGTTGCAACAAGATTTTATAGCAAGCCAAAAAGCAGCCGACAGAGAAAATCGTCGCGCAATGGCCGAACTTGCTAGGGAATCAAAACCATTACCATCTGGCATTCAAAAAGCTGAAGATGCTGATTATGATGCGGCTCAAGCAGCTATTAATCTGGCTACTGATGCTGATAAGTATTTGACTAGCATCAAATCAGGCAATATTAAGTTTGGTTTAAAAGACCGAATAAGCATTACAGCGCGCAGCGCACTTGGTTCAGGTGATCCAGATGTGGTAGCACGTAATGACTTTGAACGCTTTAAAACAACGCTAGTCAATGAATCGTTGCGCTTAAATAAAGGTACTCAAACTGAAGGCGATGCAGCTAGAGCAGCCAAAGAATTGCAAGGCGCTGAATCTGCTGCTGATGCAGGAAAAGCAATTCAGACATTGCGCGATTTAAATGCTCGCCGTGCCGCTGATTACAAGAATACTATTGAGCGCCGTCGTGCTAACGCTAAGTTACCGATGCCTGAGATGATATTTGAGTCACCTAAGTTTGAGCCGCACGTATTTACCAATGCCGACTATGCAGCATTGCCAAAGGGTACGGTATTTATTGATGACAAGGGCGTTAGAAGGAGAAAACCATAATGGCTAAAAACGCATGGGAAGACGCTCCGGTCGTTCAGGAAGAAGTTCCACAAGTATCAACGTCAGTTTTTCAACCTTCCGTTCCTTATTCTGGCGCGGCAGAGGCTGGTCGTGCTGTAGCGCAAGGCGCTTCATTTGGCTTTGCTGACGAGATAGAGGCGGCTTTTCGTACAGGTCGGATTAGCGGCCCTCAATACGAAAAACTAAGAAATGAACTACGCGCTCAACAAGGTCAGTTCGGCCAAGATTATCCAAACGTCAAAACGCCATTGGAATTGGCTGGTGGCTTGATTGTGCCATTTGGTAGCTTACAAGCTGCAAACCGTTTAAAAACTGGCACACAAGCAATGTTAGCTGGTGAGAGACTAGGTGGCCAAATAGCGCGTGGGACAGCCGTGGGGGCCGCTACAGGCGCTTTGTCTGGCGCTGGCTATGCAACCAAAGACACCGGAGAAGAAGCGGTCAAAGGCTCTATTTTTGGCGGTGCGTTAGGCGGCACAGTTCCGGTGGCCATCAAAGGCGCTGGAAGCGTTATTCGCAATGTCCTAAATGCTTCGGGCGTTGGCGATCAGCAAGTGGCGGCCTCAAAGATGCTAGCCAACTACCTGCAAAAAGATAACTTAACGCCAAATGAAGCTATGGCCGCATTGGATGAGTTGCGCCGCATTGGTGTGCCTAATGCCACACTTGCTGACCTTGGTGAGAATCTGCGCGGGTTGGCATACAACGCCTATGCCGTGTCATCTAAAGCAAAGACAGGCACTCAGAATTTTTTGGAAAGCCGTTTAATTGACCAAAAAAATGACGTTGTAAAAGCATTAGCTGATAAAGCTGGCTTAGACATTAATGTTAATGGATATGAAAGATTAAATAAATTAATTGAAGATCAAAGTGCTGATGCAAAAAAAGCGTACCCAGCTGCTTACTCAAAAGAAGTGTATGCCAAAGACTTCCGTCAATTTATGGATCGTGATGTCTTTAAAAAAGCATACAAAGAAGCAGTTGATCGCGCCGATGTCCGTGGTGAAACATTACCTCCATTGGATGTACTGTTAAGTGATCGCCGTGTTCCAACGGATGTAATGCATCAAATCAAAATTGGTCTTGATCGTGTCATTGAAAAAGAGACTGATGCCGTTACTGGAAAAGTGACCGGTTATGGTCGTGACGTTATTCAAGTTAAAAATGATTTTAATAAATTATTAACTCAAAAAAATGATGCGTACAAAATAGCAAACGAAAAATTTGCTGATTCTGCAAAAATCCAAGACGCATTTCAAATGGGTCAAAAGTATCAAAAGCTGGATGTTAAAGAAGCCGCCGCAAAGATTAAAGAATTTAATCCTGCACAAAAAGAATCATTCCGCATGGGTATGATGGCTGATATTAATAATCGCCTTGGTGATTTTAAAGGCGGTGACTTTACGCGCCAAGTATTTAAAAGCGACAATCAGAAAGCATTGGCTCGATTGGCTTTTGAAGATCAAAACAAATACAACGAATTCTCTCAGTTCATCAAAGCAATTGATGAGCAAGGCAAAACTGCCAAAAAAGTTATTGGTGGTTCACCAACTGCTGAACGCTTGGCTACTCAGCAAAACGCTGGTGAGATTGCTCAAATTGCTCAGAATGCTGCGCGTGGTGATTTGCTTGGCACAACTAGAGCATTGGCCAGTACATTGTTTTCTAGAGCAAAAGGCATCAGCTCTGAGTCATCCGAAGCATTGCAAAAGCGTTTATTTACCTCTAACCCTGATGAGCAACGCGCCATTTTGCAAGAATTACAGACAAGAACTCAGCGCCGACCAGTTGGCCTTTTATCTGGTGCAGCGGCTACAGGTACGGCCACAGGAATATTGGGCGACTAAAGTTTAAGAAAGATAAATCATTGATCCAATCACCATTCTTGCTGCTGCAAAAACTGCTGCTGCCGCTATACGAAAAGGTTGTGAAATGTACCAAGAGTATAAAGCTCAAGGTATGGAGTTGGTGGACGTTTACGGCCAAGCCAAAGATGTTGTCGCCGACATTAGTACGCATCTCGGTAGTTTTTTCAAATCGCATGAGGCTCTTGAAAAACACGTTCATGAGGAAGAACTAAAGTCAAAGAAAGCGCGTGACCCTGAGTTGTCCGTCAACCAAGAAGCATTTAACCGTATCTTGGCGCAAAAAGAAATGATACGGCTAGAGACTGAACTGCGTGAAATGATGGTATATCAAGCGCCAAAAGAGTTGGGAGCAATCTGGTCAGAATTTGAAGTAATGCGGGACAGGATTAAAAAGGAACGCGCTGAAGTACAGCGCCAAGAAGTATATAAGCAACAGGTGGCTCAATGGCGTCGGGCAAATATAAAAAGAAAAATCGCGGAGCAGATGACGTCAATTCTCGCGGTCGTATTCATAATATTGTGGTTCCTATGGGTAATGATACTGATAAGAACGAGCCAGACATTCCATGGTCTTTACTCATTACCGTACTGGTACTGTGTATTGTGCTAGTGCTAGTTTTGCCGGTCATGGGGGTTGCTTACATGGACATGAACAACGCCACAGCAATGGCGATGGAAGAGGCAAGAAAAATGCGCGAGTTGCGCACTAAAATACTTTTAGATATACGAGGTGAATAATGCTTACAATCTTTTCGACTTTCGTTTCGTTTTTAATGGGTGGCTTACCTAAGTTACTCGATTTCTTTCAGGATAGGTCAGACAAATCGCATGAGCTAAAACTGGCGCAGATGCAGACTGAGCGCGAGTTGCAACTAGCCGCCGCTGGTTTTATTGCGCAAGAAAAAATAGAAGCCATTAAGCTAGACGAGATCAGAACCCAGACACAATCTGCGGAGAAAGTCTCGCTAATCGACGCACAAAAAGCGGAGATGAATGCCATCTATGTCCACGACGCCGCACTTAGCGAAGGCACAAGCAAGTGGATGAAAGACTTACGCGCTAGTGTGCGCCCTGTTATTACGTATGGCTTCTTTTTCCTACTAGTCGGTATTGACGCGGTTATTGCGTACAAGGGTCTGACAACAGGCGTGGAGTTTACAGCGTTAGCCGACCAGTTATGGGATAACGAGACGCAAGCGTTATTCGCTTCGATTATTGCATTTCACTTCGGTGGCAGGGCTTTTGGGAAATGATAAGTCCTAAAGCACTTGAAATGATTAAGCACCACGAAGGGGTAAGGATTAAACCTTACCGATGTCCTGCATTTCTTTGGACGATCGGCGTTGGCCACGTAATTGACCCTAACCATACGAAATTGTCGGTAGATGCTAGAAAGCTCCTACCTTGTCCTACGGAGTGGAACCGAACATTCACAATGGAGGAAGTCGATGCCATTCTTCAAAAAGACCTTGATCGGTTTGTTGCGGGAGTTCTGCGCTATTGCCCTAGCGCTATTAATAATCAAGGCTGGCTTGATGCTCTGGTAAGTTTTAGTTTCAATCTAGGGTTAGGCACCCTGCAACGATCAACCCTGCGCCAGAAACATAATCGAGGCGACTACCAAGGCGCTGCTGATGAGTTTATGAAATATACAAAGGCCGCCGGAAAAGTTTTGCGTGGTCTTGAAAAGCGGCGCATTGATGAGCGCGCTATCTATCTAATGTAATTTGTAACATTATATTAATAAATATATGATATACATCAGAAATGCCTAAAAAATCAATCCCCGCCGATTGTATGCCAGCGTGCGTTTCGTGCGCTTTTTTTATGTGCGAACCAAAGGAAGAACTAGGCTTTTGTAGGCGCTATCCTCCCATGATTATTGAAGCGGAAGATGGTTACGATAGTTGCATACCTGTTACCGCTCGCGCTGATTGGTGTGGCGAATTCATACGCAAGGTGAACTGATGGCTACTAAAATATCGGATGATGATTTTATTGCTACATGGCGTCGATTACAATCTGTAACCGATATGGCTAATGAGACAGGGATATCGGTGCGTGGCATAAATGCACGGCGTCGTAAAATAGAGAAAAATCATGGCACTATTCTAAATGCAGCAAGCTCGCGCAGTCCTGATTTTAAGATTTCGATACCTGAAAACGGTGTGCGCGTTAATGTTGAGTTAGACAGCGGAACGATTATGGTGG